ACATTATGCGTACCTCTGGAATCCACCTAGGGATCGAGGTACAGTCCTTTTAATCACTAAAAAGCATAACTCAACTAAATTACCGTTTAGTCGAGTTATAAACGGCTGAATGTCATTTGATAGTTCGTTGCGTGCGACTGGTATCAGGAATGATGTTAAAACGTGAAACCTTTTGTGCTTGCGCGCTCTGGTCCACCGCTGCGAGCCCTCGCTGCGGACCGTCGCGCGACTCAAGAGAACGAGTTGATGAAAGACCGGCTGGTGTGGCATACGCTGGCTGCTGCTTAGTGTCATCAAAATATCCGTTCTGCACGACTGACATACAGAAATCAAAAGATGTTGTCATGCGTGTGGCCTGCTGCGAATAGCACTGGCAAACGGTGTCCTCCCCATTGAAAGTGCCAGTGTTTAAACCTCTCGACTTAGCAGACAACAACATACGTACATCGGTCGATGCCATGCAGGTAGGACGTGGAAAATCACGGGCCTTGTTGGTTTCGTCGTACCTGGGCGCAGAAGACTCAACATCAGCAATCCTAGGCTTATACTGCTGGATATATTCCTGAACAGGTTGAACAGTACGGCCTTGGGTAGTAACACCGGGGGTTGAAGGTACTGATGAAGGTCGCTTAGCTTCTGAAACAGTTGATTGAGAGTCTGAGTGCATAAGAGCCTCACTGTCAGATGTTTTACTCTTCATAACATACCAAAAGCCAAAACCAAGCAGCAAAATAGGAATAATAAGCACAGCGAGAAAGAGCGGCACTAACTTGTAATAACTGGGCGTAACCTTCTTGTGAGTATGAACCGTTGACGACTTATAAAGGCCAAAATAGTGTTTATCGAACTCTATTTTAGACTCTTGAGCCATCTTAAAGTTAGTTCGACTTTCAGGTTTATCAATACACATCTCATATTCATGTCTGAATATGCCTTTAGTACGACCGTATGGGCGAATAAAGTTTATATGCTTACCTACCAACTTGCGTACAGGTGAACAAATAAGCGATGGATGCTGCGTGATAATATGAACATCCCAACCATGATGTCGATGTTTCTCAAAGCGAGTAACTTTTTCAACACGTCCACGGATATCAGTGCCAAATGTGCCCTGAGCCTCGTCTATGACAATAACAGAACCGTCAGGCAAGTCATACCAAAGGTCAGGAGTTTCCCATTCAACCCATTTAGACTTGAGCTGATCGACCTTAAGCTCAGGGATGCCATGATAGTAGATAGTACGTGGCGGAAGGCTTGAATCGTCGGGATCTTTATGAAGACGTAGCAAGGGGTTGTTAGGATCAACAGCGTGCTCAGAATCAATCTCTTTGATGGTATTAAGGGTCTTGCCAGAACCGGGCAAACCAGTACGAAGAAATAACATGCGCCCTACTCCTTAGGTGTCCATTTCATAGATGTTTTACTACCAGCCTTGTTCATACCGGCGAGAAGAGCGCGAGCAATATATGCAGAAAAGAGGATATTCAAACAAACATCTATCTTGAGCATACCAAGAACTGAAATCCAGTCACTAGGCAAACCACCGAGTTGTGAAAAAGCATATCCCTTAGCTTTGTCGAGAGCAGCATCAATGCCAACATAACTTATTGCTGCAAAGCCGAGCCCGCGTAGTAACTTCCAACCCAGAGGGACTATTGAAAGTCCAACCATACGCAAGAACAAACCAATAATTGCAGGCATTTATCAAACTCCAGTTGCGATAATTTCAGCTGCCTTACGCATAGCGAAAGCAACCATTAGATAACCCATAAACGTGAGAAATGTGCAAAGACCGGGAACGTTAGGATCAAGGGTAAATGACCTGCCAGACATGAAGGGAACACTTATAGTCCTAAGAACTGGGCATGAAGCACCAAAACGACTACTAGTATCGATCATTGATGAAAGATCGAACGTAGAATCAGAATCAGGCTTAATAGGCTTATAGTCATCACCGGCAAACTCTGATTGAAGTTCAGATTTTAAGTCAGCAACCTTTTTATCAGTAATGTCGCGATATTCTTTATCAGCACAACGTGACTGCTGTTCCTGACGAAGTACAGCACATTGAATTACATCACCAGTGCAGGAAACTACGGTTTGACACTGCATATCACCGGAAACCTGAGCGTCATCCTCTCCGCATTTATCACCTTCGCAAGTACCATCACCAGAGCCAGTACCAGAACCATTACCGGAACCAGATCCGCTACCAGAACCTGAGCCACTACCAGAGCCTGAGCCGCCGCCAGAACCAGAACCGCTACCTGAACCACTACCAGAACCAGAGCCGGTGCCAGAGCCTGAACCAGAGCCAGAACCAGAACCTGAACCACTACCGGAACCACTACCAGAACCTGAACCAGTACCAGTGCCGCTGCCTGAGCCAGTACCGGAACCAGAGCCAGTACCAGTACCAGTACCAGTACCAGAACCAGTGCCGGTGCCAGAATCACCAGTGCCAGGATTAGTTGGTTGAGTAGTTGGAACAGGCGCAACGTAAAGCTCACCAGTAACAGTTATATCAGCAGTGCATGTAAAACCACCAGAAGCAGCAGCAGTACAAATACCCACACCAGATATTGTAGTTGCACAACCACCGGGAGACGGAGGGACAGGGATATCTGTAGATTGATTCCAGCTATAACTCTTCTGAACAGCACCCTTAGCATCTTTGCACTTTTGATCAGGAGAAGGATCAGGATCGCTAGGAGTAGTAGGTTCTGTAGTAGGAGGATCTGGCTCAACTACCCTATTAACAACGCCAGTCTGAATAGTTTGAGTATCGCCATACCTGTCCGTATAGGAATAAACACAATAGGCAGTATCACCACTAGCTGAAAAATTAACAGAAAGAGTAGTAGAAATACCTATGCCAATATCAGAAAGGCAGGCACCAATTGCGGATGATGAATGAGAATTACCCGGACCATTCCAATAAGAAGCAGCATATGAAGATGCCGAAAAAAGTGAAATAAAACTAGCGACCAACACACAATAAAAATAGCGCGGCAGTAACCCAAAACCAAACGAAGTCGTTAGGATCAATATACATTTTAATGTCCTCATGATTTACTCCAGACAAAAAAAAGCCCGGAGGGAAAAACTCCCACCGGGCAAACAGGGTTAATTAAGTCCCTGCGCGCATTGCTTTCTTGGCGGCACCGATAAGTGCAACGAGGCCAAACATTGCAGCAGTAACAGCGGCAGCAGCAGCAACACCACCAGCGACATAGCCGAGGGCCTCAGCGGTATCGATGTTGGCACCGGCAGCGAAAGACGGCGAGGCGGTTGAAATAGCGACAGCGGCGGCTGCCAACTGGGCGCGGCCAGATTTGCAGAGAACGAGCAATTTGTTTTTCATAAAGACACCTTAAAATGAGTTACGGACGGTTTTGCAGACCCAGACGAAAACAAAGAGTGCAAGTAAAGCACCAGTTATCTCCATACGCTGTTCTGCGGTAATTGCAGGACTGAGAGAGTCCCGCATTTCTTGGGCTGTGAAAGTTTGAAGTTGACCAGTACAAACGGGAGTACCGTCAGCCTGAACTTGCCACATTCCATCACAGCCGAGAAAATTCATATTAGCCAGCCTTCTGAGGGTTCATTGCATCAGAAAGCGGAGGAAGGTTCTTACGACGGCCTTGACGAGGATCACAGGTGAATTCGAGACGACCATCACGAACGTCAGCAACAACATCACACTCATAAGTGCCAGGCTGCGGAACCTCGGTTTGATTTTGCGCATAAAAGTCAGTCTTCTGAGGATAGGGAATACCGGGCAAGTGAACGAAAGCCTGAAACATCGTGTAAGGCTTCTGCGACTTAGCAGCAATACCACTACGGGTAACGCCGGTAACTTCAATCAAAAGGGTTGGAAACTTAACAGTCATGGTGTTGCCCCTTAAAGTGTGGGTAACCGAGAACTTAAGCTCGGATTGGAATATGCCCAGCTGGGCGGTGTTAAATTAGGTATACGACGAAACGTAAGGAACTGACGCTTGGCTAATTGCGAGCGAACTTGCTGAGCTGATGAAGCTTGTAAAAACAGACACATAAGCGAGCTAGCGAAAGCACTATCATCAATGTTGCCAGAGTTAAAATTAGCAATCTCGGCCTCGACTGAATAACGAAGAATTTGATATTGGGACTTGTCCATATCAGCGGCTCGCAATATAAAGTGCAATGCAAAAGGTAAGACACATAAACAGCGCGATGACATAAACAAAATCCATTAGTAACCCATCCATTCAGCAATAGAGGGCGTACCTTTTTCTTGACGATCAAGAAACCAGATACGTTCAGGTTTAGTGCCCTGCTCTTTCCGAACTTCAATTACAGCAAGTGTTTCAGAAACTTGCTGGGTGAGAACAGGATTCATGAACTCACGAACGTGACGCTGCTGTTCAAGAATGCGGCGTTGCCCAGATGAGAGCTGAATGCCTTGGAGGCTTACAGTTTTCATACTACCAACTTCAAATGATTAGCATGGCGATACCAAAGAGGAACAGCAAGTTCGAACTTTAATACCTCGCGACACTGACGAACAAAAACGGGAGCGAAACGCGAAGTATCGCAAGCATTACGAATATTGATACCAATTCGATTAAGACGAGCCGCGTGGGTCTGAACCTGCTTTTTGTTAAAGTCAAAGACCTGACCATGCATCCATTGGATTGCATACATAGCTGTAGTATTGGCAGATCGAGTAGAGTCAACGATTTTTTCAGCAACCAATTGCTCACTGATGCTAACTATATCCATAGCTGTCACCTTTAACCTTTCGTCTATTTTAAGAAACTCGCGATGGAGTTCGCCAAATCGGCTCTCATTAAACATGCCCCAATAGCACAGGGCCTCACGCTGGAGGAATTCACTCTTTAACTCTTGCTCCATACGGACAACACCGTTATGGAAACAGTAATTGCGAAGATCAAGCACATACTTGAATTGCTCAGACTCCTCACCATAAAGACGCTTTATCTTAGGCAAAAGATTCTGATCCATTTCAAATGCTTTGTCGTAACCCTTGCGATACTGCAAACGACCGCCCTGACCATTGCCCTTTGGGGTCCAAGAGACAGTTCGGCCATTTGGATATAAAAAACCTATTGAATGCCCAATACGCTGACTAGACACACCGCGAAGATAAGCAAGAACATTACCTTCGCCTAGAGCGATATTAGTTGTCAGGTCGATTCGTTCAATCTTGGCGCCATCGGCACAAGAACATTACCTTCGCCTAGAGCGATATTAGTTGTCAGGTCGATTCGTTCAATCTTGGCGCCATCGGCAACGAGATCACTCGATTTAGCGCCTGATGCGCCTTGGCGAAGTTCAAGGCGTGTGCAACGGGTGAAAGCAGGAAGCCCGTATTCACGCAGTAACGCGTTGTAGACAGATATGCACTGTTCAACTGAAGTGTAGCCAAAAAGGTTATCAAGGCGACCTACTCTACTGGGATTGCCTTCGACACGAACCTTTCGACCCTGTACATGGATCGTAACGGAAGTGGAATGGCTGGCTTCATGCTTGAAACGAGGCTGGCGGGTGCTCAAGACCTCATTGGTATTGGAATCGATGGTCAACGTGAAAACGTCACAGACCACAGGTAGGTCGTGGTCGTGGTCCTGAGAAACGGTGAGCCAGTCGATCATCATGCGGAGCGTCCTTACACATGCACACAAGTAACATGGGAGCAGAATGTACACATGTGGAACTGCACACGTCAATACGTGTCAACGTGCACACATGTATTATTGGAGGGAATTTGATGAACGGTGATGGCATGGCCACGAACGTAAGACTGACGACTGCGGAGCAGGAAGCTATTCGGCAAAAAGCTATAGAATTCAATAAGATACTGATCAAACAAGGAAAGCAGCCATTACGCGACAGCGAACTGGTGCACAAAATCCTTGAAAAATCAGTGCCTTACGCAAGGCTTTCAGAATCAGGAGATGTGATTATCGATTCTGAGTAACCGGTAGACCGTGGGATACCACGGTAAAGTGGGGGTGTAACAGCACCCCCACCCGCTCGGCTCGAAAACGACAAGGACAGAAAATGCGCGCAGAACGCGATCAGGACGATGTAGGACACACTCAGAAGCGACCTGAGCGTCGTCTGGCATACGAAATAGCAATTGGCATCATGCTTGGAGGCATGGCGCTGGCAACGATACAGGCGCTGATAGCGATGGTTGCCTGGCAGATCTACATTCATGACTTGAGAGTGATTCTGAGATAGCCAGGTGCTGCAAGAAACGACCTCCGGGACCCGACAATCGCCTGTGCTGTGCGTTTTGGGTCCGTTGCGGTAAAGCTGGGTGATCATGGCGCGAAGTCAGATCAAGCGGGGCCTGAGAGCGTCGCACGCGATCAGGAACAGTGGTGCCACGCATAATTGACGTTATGGGTAAATCGAACACCGGGGCTTCGCAATGATCCCGGTGCACGATTCTGGCCGTTGGCCGCAAGTACCATAACGTCCAC